CCTTTACAGACGCTGGCACTTGGATTCTATGAAGATTGAGGCTAACAGCATCGGCCAGCCTGTTATTGACCACTTATACAGCAAAGGATTGAGCATCATCCCCTTCACGACCACGAGTGCCACGAAGCAGGCAATCATCCAGGGCTTGCAGTCCGCGTTTGAGCATGGTGAAATCAGGATCATCAACGACCCGGTGTTGGTTGGCGAGCTTCTATCTTTTGAGAGCAAGCGTTCGCCGTCAGGTGGGTTTAGTTACAGTGCGCCTTCTGGGATGCACGATGATACGGTTATGAGTTTAGCGATTGCCTGGAGTGCGTTGGCAGGTGGTCTATGGTTCTTCAGTTCTTATTAGGAGTTTTATATGCCTAAAACACTTCACATGTACACGGATGGGCAGAGCCTCAAAAGTATAGACCTGCCGCAATACCCTGATTCAGCCTGGACTTGGATAACCGGCGCGCCAGAGAATAAAGACATTGACCTTTATTCACGCGTGGCGGCCGTCTATCGCTGTGCTAACCTGACTGCAGATGCTTTGTCTAACGTGCCCTTTGCAATCTACAAGGGTGATCAGGAATTTGACACTTCAGATGACTGGCAGAACAAGTTAGGGTTTCTAAAGAATCCGCGTGAGTTACTGCGCTTGTGGCGTCTATCTATGTTCATGACCAACAGCGCTTATGCCTTCATGGAAGGGCTTGCTAACCGGCGCAAGGTTACGAACTTGCGTTATCTCGTGCCTACCACCATCACGCCTGATGCAGATAGGGATGGGCTGAAGGGATTTAAGCGTCAATTAGGCAACGAAACAACTTATTACAGCCTTGAAGATAACCGCATCTTTTACATCTTCAAGCTTGACCATACCACCGAGTTACTGCCCAGCAAGCATACCGAGTTCAAAGCTTTGATGGCAGCGGCCGGCGTGTTGTTCTATGCAGACTATTACATCCAGAACTTCTTCCAGCGCGGTGGAATAAAGCCAGCGTTGTTATCTGTGGCTGGCGTGCCTACGAAAGAGGAGCGCGAAAAGATTGAGAGCGTGTGGGATAAGATCATCCACGGCTGGTACAAGTACACTGGCAAGGTGATCAGCGCTGAAACTATGGCGGTGAATGTTATTGGCGAGGGGATTGACAACCTGAACAGTTCTGAACTGCACGACCAGAAGCTTGCTGATATTGCCATGGCGGCAGGGATGCCGTTATCACTTCTGCTGGCTAATTCAGCTAACTATGCCACAGCCAAAGTTGAGTATGCAACTTGGTTCAGGGATAAGATCGTGCCTGATTCTCATATTATCGCCGCATCGCTAAACGAGCAGATATTTGAGCCGCTTGGCCTTTATTTTGAGTTCAGACCTGAAATGACACTGACCGGCACTGAAGAAGAAAAGTCACGCGCTTACGCTTATGGCATGTACGTCAACAGTGGTATGAAACCGAGCATAGCTGCACAGTTGATCGGGTTGGATATGCCGCCCGATGTGGAGTATGAATCTCTTGACGATGACTGGGTATCGCCTTCAGAACGTCAACAGGTGCAGAACACGCCTAAGCCGCAACCTGACGCTGAAACACAACGCGAGATCGAGCAGGATATGAAATCCGCAGAGCCTACCACCCTTACGATTGGCCAGTTGAGGGAGTTGGAACTGTGGCAGGATTTAGCCTTCCGCAAGTTGAAACAGGGCAAGAGCCTTGACTTTCCTTTTGTCTGTAAAAGCGTACCTGAAGAGGTGGCTTCTAAAATAAGGGATAGACTGCCTAACTGCCGAAATGAGCGTGATATTGAGAATGCCTTTGAAATGGGGCATAGAGAGGATGACGCCATCAAACAATTAGCAGAAGCCTTGAATAAGGCTGTGGAAAGGATAGAGGCATAATGACTAACTTACTTCTAATTATCATCATTATTGAATTGGCCGCGATCTGGTTACAGCGTGGGCGCTTCGGCAAAGAGCTAAACGAGCGCATTGAAAGCTGGATGGTCAGGACTGCCAGGGCGAGGGCGCAAAGGCGCAAATGAGAATAGTTTGCATCATCCCTGCGCGAGGTGGGTCCAAGGGTGTACCTGGCAAGAACATCATGCCTATCAACGGCATTCCCTTGCTGGCTTATTCTATTCAACAGGCTAAAGACACCCCTTGTATCAATGAAATCTATGTCAGCACGGATGATAAGGCAATTGCAGAAGTGGCGCGTAAATACGGCGCACAGGTGATTGACAGGCCTACTGAAATAAGCGGTGATGAGGCAACATCTGAATCTGCATTATTGCACGCGCTTGATAAGATAGGCGATCCTGACCTTGTGGTATTTCTGCAAGCGACTTCACCGGTTAGAAAGCCTGACGATATTTACATGGCGATTGACAAATTCTATGAACAGCACTGTGACTCTATGTTCTCGGCGTGCAGGATAGAAGGCTTTATCTGGCAGGATAAGGTGATCGTGCCGAGCTATGATTATCAGCACAGGCCGCGCCGGCAAGACCTTGAAAAGCACTATGTTGAGGAAAATGGGTCTATCTACCTTTTCAAGCCCTGGGTGCTGAGGCATTATCACAACCGCCTGGGTGGCAAGATCGGCATATATTACATGGATAAGCTGGCCTGTTCACAGATTGATTACAAGAATGACATTGAGCCTATTGAGAGGATATTGAGGGCATGAAAGACCTTATTCTTCAATCCTTGCGTGAGTCTGTGAAGAGCTATCCGGACATAATCCCTTATCTTCAAGGGACGGCCGCATGGATTATAATTGAGGATGATCTGCAAGCGTGGCAGAATGAGGCGGTCAAGAGAATAAACAGCGACCAGTCTGCAATTTGCGATTATTCTGAACGTATTATCCCTGATGCCATTGCAGATGTGATAAAAGACATGTTGGCTTATGCAGACTGTGAAAAGTGTGTTGAAACTGTATTTAGCGATGCAAGGGCTTTCATGAAAAAGAAAAAACCAAAGGGATGGTATCAGAAGTTCAAACCCTGGACTGGCGCACCGATGAAGCCGTCAACTGAAAAGGATTGGACTATCACGCAGGAAGATATTGACAGGGCTTTGGCAAAGTGGGATGAGTTGATGCCTGATTATAAAGGCATGTTAGACGCTGATGTAAAGGTTGATGAGGATGCCTGAAAGACCGCTTTGGACTTGGGACGATAAGGCGCAGCGATACCGCGAAACAGCGTCAGGACGTTTTATTGGCATTGAGCGTATGAATGAATTACGCGGTCAATTTATAAGCCAGCAGAAGAACGTGCTGGAGTCATTAACAGATTCTTATTATAACGGTTCGCTCACCCTTCAAAAATACCATAAGCAGACCAGAGAAATTATAAAAGACACCTATATTGACCTTTACGCTATGGGTGCAGGTGGGCGCAAGAATCTATCAGCACGCGATTGGGGCAGAATTGGCGCGATGCTGAAAGAACAATATAAGTACCTTGACAACCTTATGGCACAAATTGAGCGCGGTGAAATATCGCCGGCGCAGGCAGCGGCAAGACTTAATATGTATCTAAATTCAGCTAATGAAGCATTATGGAAGGCATACACGCGTGATCTTGGCTTTGCACTTCCTGCATATCCTGGGGATGGGTCAACACAATGCCTGACAAATTGCCAGTGTGAATGGGAAATTGTAAAAGTGCCTGAAGGCGTGGATTGCTATTGGCGCTTAGGCGCTGCTGAACACTGCCCTGACTGTGTTGAAAGGTCTGTAACTTGGAATCCATGGAAGTGGCCAGAGAGCAGAAATAATGTCTGATTTTATCGGCATTGAAATACAGGGTGCTGAAGGACTTGCAGAAGCGCTTGCGAAAGTGCCTGATGTGGTTGCTGATGCTGCTATTGACGAGGCTAACGCCTACATGGTTAGATCGCTTAGGGCTTATCCGCCTTACACGCACGTAACCTACCAGGCGGCTTATGGCGGTTGGAAGTCTGAAAAACAGCGCCGCTATGTTATGGCAAGAATAAGCAAAGGCACTATCACACCAGGCAAGGCTAACAGAACACAAAACATGTCAAGAGGCTGGGAAATTGTTGGATATGGCAGGTCATCATTTATTACTAACCAGGTGGATTATGCACACTTCTTGATGAGCGATGACAGTCAGGCTAACATGCCTAAATTGATTGGCTGGAAACGTGTTGGTGATGTACTGAAAGAGCGCACGAAGGAAATATTGAGGCGCGCTGAAATTGGCGCAAAGAACGCCATCAAGTTGCTGGGATTGTAAAAGGGGAAATGAACACGGCTATTAGTTAGCAGACAACTGAATAAGGGACGCGGTGGGCACTGGGTAGTGCAGCCGAGAAACCCGACTGTCAGTGGGTACTGAAGTCAAAACAAAGCGGTTATCGCTTAGTTTTGGCTTTGATTGGTTTAAGGAGGTTTTATGGAAGACAACCTAATTTTCTATGGCGATGCTGTGAAAGCATTAGGCGAAGGGAAGGTTGGCGGTTATCTGGTGCGATGGGGCAACCCTGAAACGCCTGACTTGACCGGCGACTTCTTCACGCCTGACAGCGATCTCGGCGTTGAACCAGAGAGCAGGCTGCCTGTCTATTATGACCACGGAATGGATTCCCATTTCAAGCACAAGAAAATCGGGCGCGGCAAGGTCATGTTTGACGATGTTGGCGCTTGGTTTGAGGCACAACTTGAAATGAGGGACGAGTACGAACGCAGTATCTATAAACTGGCTGAAGCTGGCAAGCTTGGCTGGTCGAGCGGTGCTGCTGGTCATCTGGTGGACAAGGAACTGGTGGGGAAATCCTACCTAATCAAGTCTTGGCCGATTGCTGAAGCGTCTTTGACGCCTACGCCGGCCGAGCCGCGAAACGCAGCCGTATCTATCAAGTCTATTTATCAACCGGAGCAGGAAGAACCTGAACCGGAAAATCATGAGGAGGAAATCATGAGCGAAGAAACAAAATCCACTGCTGAACCTATTGACATCGGTGCAGTGGTAGAAGACGCCATAACCCAGGCGTTGAAGAAATATGAGGAATCACAGCCTAAGGTGAAAGCGCCAGTGGCGGTTACTGTGGACGAGGCAGATCAGCCTTTTAGCGCAAAAGACTTCTTTATGGCAGTCAAGAACGCTGAACTGAACCACTACGAAGATCCGCGCTTGCGCCCTTACAAGGCTACTGGTGCAAATGAGGCAGTCCCTTCAGAGGGCGGCTTCTTAGTGCCTACTGACATAGCATCCGGCATTCATTCTAATATGTGGGGCGTTGGGCGGCTGTTGAGCCTGTTCAATCCTATCCGCGTATCTGGCAATGCCTTGACCATCAATGCCGTGGACGAAACTTCACGCGCCGATGGTTCACGTCTTGGCGGCGTGCAAGGTTACTGGCTGGCCGAAGCCGCACAGATAACACCCACGAAGCCTAAGTTCCGCCAGATCGATCTGAAGCTGAAAAAGGTTGCCGCGTTTGTCTATGCAACTGACGAACTGCTTGCTGATGCTTCTGCGCTGGAAAGCTGGATCGTATCAAACGTTCCCGATGAACTGCGCTTCAAGGTTGAGCAGGCTATTGTCAACGGCGATGGTGTAGGGAAGCCTTTGGGCATCCTGCAATCGCCAGGGTTGGTATCACAGGTGCGCACAACCGCTAACCTGGTTGCCGATGAGGACATCAGCCGCATGTGGTCACGGCGCTATTTAGGCGCTAACGACTACATCTGGCTTGTCAACGCTTCGGTCATGCCACAGCTTTATGCAATGACTGTTGGCAATACGCCGGTTTATATGCCGCCAGGTGGAATGTCCGGTGCGCAGTACGGGTCTATCTTCGGACGGCCTGTTATTGAAACCGAGTACAACCCATACCTTGGCACGGCTGGTGATGTAATGCTGATCAGTCCTTCAAACTACGCCATGATTACCAAAGGCGGAGTTGAGGCTGCATCCAGTATTCATATCAAGTTCGATTATGCCGAGACGGCCTTCAGGTTCGTGTATCGTGTTGATGGGCAACCGCTAAATGCGTCTGCCATCACCGCGTATGACGGAACCGCAACTGTTTCACCATTCGTGGCCTTAGCCGCCACAACCGCATAGGAGGTGTAACTATGGGTATCAGATTTGGCGAAAAGATTCAAGTAGTGCCATTGTACGCACCGATTGAAACCACAGAATCGAAAGAAACTGCCTGCGTCTGTTTAGACAATGCGCAGTGGATAACCTTCCTGGTGATGACCGGCACAATTGCAACCGATTCGGATGACCAGTATGAAATTACTGTGAAGTCTGCTTCTACTAATTCAACTGGCGCAGCCGATGTGGCTATTCCTTTCAAGTACCGCTTAAGTTCTGCTGTTGGTACTGATGCCTGGGGTGCTATCACTTCAGCAACATCAACCGGCTTCATTCTTGAAGCTACGACTGACGGAACAAAGGCTGTGTTGATCGATGTTGACC